GAAATAGGCTCTCTATTCCTTGATTCAGAAAGTTTGTAAACTCTCTAGTTTTAGTAAACGTACTACAGCTTCAACCTACCCAATTCGGCATAGACCGCATCGGGTTTAGGTAGAATGAGTTGGGATGCGGCTTTACTCGCATACCCAGCGTCTTTTGTATAGGCTGTTTTCGGGCCTTCCCACTCAATGGAAATGATAGTCCGAAGAGAGGCACCGGGGAAAGCTGGGATTGCAACCCATGATGCTTCGATAAACTTGACTCCACCATTAGGAAGAGATCTGTGTCCGCAAAGCTCAGCTACACGACGAGGAATACCGTCTTCGTCAGGGAGGAAAGAGCCCTTGTTATATTGAAGATGGGAACAGTAATTACCATTGTCAGTAACCCGCTGTCCACAGTAAGAGCAGATGACCAAATCAGTCACACAGCCCATAGAAAGGTACTTAACCTTCTCACTTCTAATCTTGCTAACAAGATCTTCGTGAGCCAGATCAGTGGCGACGAGAAGATCCACGAAATAGACCCAAACTTCCCCACTAATCCTGATTTTTCTCAACACAGCATCAAGGATGTGGCCTTTTGCCGCTTTGGAGTTCTGATAATGCTCAAGGAAATTGAACGCACCAACAAAACTACGATAACTGAGCTTCAAAACCTCATTTTCCCAGCCATCGTCATTGTTATTGACCAGATAGGAGCACTCTGGAACAATCAGCCAATCTGAAGGCTCTTTTTCACACATCACGGAGGCCATAATGGTCACGTGAGAGAGCAAATACTTAGAGGTATTGCCAGCAATTTTGGAGAACGAGGCGTTCTTGTGGCCAAACTTCGCCCCGTGGAGACTATCCCACTGTTGGAGGCTGATTATGGGGTCTGAGATGATGCCAGTGGCTTGCTTTTTCAACATCTTACACCAACATGAACTCGAAGCAAACTCCATCGAAGCCAGCGTTGAGCACTACATGTGCATATTTAGCACGTACATTCAAAGTTGCGGAAAGTTCCCGCTCCATCCGGATCATAGTTGTAGGCCCGAACTCCGCCTGAGCAACTTTTCCGCGAGGGATATTGACCATCAAAATGTCATTATTGGTCTTCACGTTTTCAGCCGACACATACTGCTTGAAGTAGCGGTTGGCAGCCACTCTATTCGCAATTTTCTTATTGCGATCCGATTCAAAATCATAGGAGTGATTCTTGGCTGTCAGACTACTGTGGTGATGGATCCAATCCTCACCCTGCTCATCTCCAAGCTCTTCTTTTGTCGTTTCTGACATGATTTTCTTGTCTTTCTGAGGGTAATGGCGTTCGTGTCCGTCCACCATATCTGTTTGGAGCATCCTGGCATTAGGATCAGATGCTTCCTTCGGATCACCCTTGACGGGGACTTCATCAAAACGGGAGTCAGCGTACGGATTCTCATGCTTAGTCTGGTAGTCTCGGTCATAGGTGGTACCCACACCGGGTCTAGCCATTTCAGTCAACAGCGCATCTACAGCCTCTTTCCGAACGAGCAAAGAAGCACCCGCCTCTTTATTGGCTGAGGGCGAGTGCTTCTTGAGTAATTCGTTCATTAGGAAGTGGCACCAGAGAAGAGGAGTGAAGCACCCGTAACGTCTGAAGGAGCCAGACCGGAGTCGATGAAATCTCCGTAGACGGATCCGTTGACATCAAACACATCGGTGACGATAATGGTTGCGTCTTCGGTAACGGCTGCCTGCTCGATCTGGAAGTTGCTGGTGTAGGACTCCATCCAGCAGCCCTCGTAGATCGTGACAACTGCGTAGAGGCCAGGGTTGCCAGTGTTGTTGAGTCCACCCTCTGCGGCCACATCAGCCAAATCGGCCTGACCGACATTCTGAGCCATGGAGGCGAGTTCTGAGAAAGCGATCTCGGTCTTGATATCAAACGGCCATTTGTGATGCTTGAGACTACGAACCAAGCCACTCACGCCTGCCTTGTATCCCAGCATCTGCATGATGTTGGCAAGGTAGAGTGCGGTGCGGTTGATCGTCAGCGTCATCGGCTGGGTGATACCGGGCACAAGCTCGGCAACGATGTCCCCATAACCCAGACCACGAATGGCTTCTACATTCTTTGATTCTGAGATATTGAAGCTGGAGGTGACACCCATCTTCACAAACTTCCCGACTCCTACCGCATGGGTAAAAATCTTGAAGCGGCTGGAGATAACGGTCTTAGTCTGGGCCGTTGTCCCCTGTCTGTAAAGATAGCTATCAGTGAAAGGTGAATTGGCCATGTTTAGATCCCCCTATTGGAACGCAAGTTAAGCATTGAACCCTCAGAGTAGGATTCAGTAGATACAAAATTCATTTTACTCTCCCGCCGCAGCGAGATTAAGTCCATTAAACTTGGACTTAGAGCCATACTGCTTGATTGGAGACGGGCTGACTGGTCCGTTCTGAGGCAGCTTGGGTGCGGCTGGGGTGGTGTTCTGAGGGGCTCCTGGGGTCTGTGTGGAGGGCTTATTGGCACAGTTGGGGCAGAGCACACCATTCGTGTCCTTACCATTCTGCATCACCGTGGCCCCACAAACCGGACAAGCTGCTGTCTTAGAAGCAGACCCGTGTTTGCTGCGTTCCATACCTGAGAAAGACTCCTCAGCTAGTTCCTTAGTCTTATGACGACTCAGGATATTACCCGTGCCCTTCTGAAGGATACACCAGGGGGCTTCGTTACCCTCTGAGTCCTTGCCAGGGCGATTCACGATATACTGATTGGCTTCTTTCTCGATGGTGCCCTCATGGTCAGAGCAACAATCACGCTCATCTGAGGAAGTCTTTGATTCTTCCTTTTTTTCATTCTTGCACTTCTCACAGATAACGGAGCCCTCAGCCTTCCCGTAGGGAGAGTGCATGACCATTTCGCCACACTTTTCACAGGGAGTCCCACCATCAGCCATAAGGAAGGATTTCTTACCATTCAGATCTTTCTTGTCCTGAATGGCTGACTCAGCAGTCTCCAGAACCTGAAGCTGCTTGCTCAGAATCTTTTCCACATCTTCCAGCTTGGTCTTCAAGCCAACAAAGACTTCTCCAACATTTTTAATCAGAGAAGAATCATTGGCTTCCTGGACGATCTTCTTAAATTCGAAGAATTTGTCAGCGATATCCTCTTTGAGAGTCTGGGTAAATTTCAGAGCTTTTCGGGTTTCTGCACTGGTGACATCAGGAAACTCTACGGCTGTTTTGGCTGCCGCACTCTTCAGACCGCCCGTTTTCGGAGCCTCCGGAAGGAGGGCCTCATCTTCTTCATCTGCTGCGGTATTGAGTCCATCAGCTTCGGGGAGTTCACCTTCACCCATTTCCATGGATTCTGGGGCTTCCTCTTCTGGAGGGGCGACATTAAGAGAACCAACTCCAACAGAGCTACCCCCGCCTTCAAGTCCTTCATCAACGTTCTTGCTATAGAACTCACCTTCGACCAGCTTGTCCTCAACCTTTTTAATGGCTGCAACGAGTTCGTCATTGAGACTTAGAAGGGCGCGATCAATTTCTTTCGGCCAAGTAGCAGGATTGACTGGATCACCGAGGTTGGTCCATTCGGTCTTGCAGGCTTCAAGTAGGGAGACAACGACCGTATCAACGGAAGTCTCTTCTTCGGATTCTGGCTCTTCTGAAGAACCTCCGGCTGCTGCCTTTTTGGTGGCCTCAGTGGGGTTCAGGATGGATGCATATTTATTGGTGGGGGCGGTGGACTGAGCGTCGAACACATCGCCCTGTGCGGAGATTACAGCCACTGCTTCAGAAGCATTCAGAATGAACGAGGGCATACCTCTCTGGAAAGTGCCAGTAGCGAGACGGTGGCCGACCCATGAACCTGAAGCCTCAACAATCATATCAACTTCTTCAGCGGTCTTAGGGGTGAATACTTCCAAATCAGAGCCGCACTTACGCTTCATCTGATCCTGTTCCTCAGTAGTGAGTTCCTTCACTTCATGTCGCATCTCACGAGTATTGTCAACTGCGAAAGTGGAGGGGGCTGGATCAGTTTTTGCCTCAGTAGGCTTCTTGGTATCAAAAGTCCCAGCAGCTTTGTGCTGAAGCTCACGAGTGTTGTCAACCGACCATGCGGAAGGGGCTGGGTCAGCTTCAGTCTTCTCATCCAATTTCACGCGACGATGGGTACCTGGAAGCTCTGGATTAGCAGCCTTGGGAGTATTATCGGCAGATGGCTTGACTGGCTTTTCAGCAGGAATGGGGCGTTTTGGATCAACAAATCCTTCAGGCTGTTCACCTGGGGTTTCTGTTTTCTTGGGGGCATCAATTTCCACGGAGGACTCCTCAGCTTTCTTTCTAGATGCAGTTGTCCGCTTGCCTTGGACAATGGTTTCGAGTTCTCCAACCAGAGCAGAGGAGTTTCCATCCTGAACAAACTGATTGACGGGATTCTGAAGAGCGGCAGGACCGACCTTACGAGCAATCGGAAGAGCTTGAACTTTCTGGTTCAAATCTGGGTCATTCCTATGTTGGGTCAGATACTGCACGGTCTGTTTGATCAGATCACCAATCCAATCGGCGTTTTTGTTTGTTCCACAATCAGGGCAACCGGGTTTCCCACAGGTGCAGCCAGAGGCTTTCTTGTCTTTGTCACAGCCGGGGCAACCCTTAGTGCCACATGGACAGGCAGCACTTCCACCCTTTGAAACGGCAACGGCTTTGTTACCCGGAACATCAAGCTCTTCCAGGGTCTCATCCTTGGGCCAATCCTTTTTATCAGTCTGCTCAAGGGCCATTTTGTTTAATCGGTTGTTAAGTCTGTTAGAACGCATGTTTTTACCTCTTACACTGTGGAATCAGGAAGCGCAACAAGTTGCGGAGGTTCATTTCCTCGCAAGGCTGTCATCACTAAAGAAATACGCGAGTCCATCTGTTCACACCAAGCAGCCGCAGCATCAACTGGATCAGAGACGATAGACTGAGTGGGTAGGAGACCTGGAGATCCTAGTGGAAGCTGGGTCATGAAACTCACGGGGGTTTGAGCCATTTGAGTGGTCACACCTCTAAACACTTCCGCTGACCCCATTTGGAAAGTAAGGGCTTCTCGACCCCACTGGGTTCCTCCAAGGGTACCGTTGCCATCCATAGACATATTTGAAGAAGTGTTTATGAAGGCAATTTGATTTCCAGCTTCACCATTAGTTACAGCAGTAATAGTGATGACTGATCCACTAATGGAAGCGGTGACAGCAGTCAATGAGGCAGCAGTGATAGCGGTGATAATGTTCGTTGCACTAGTTGGAGCATCTGTACCTAAAAGAACTTGCCCTGTAGTGGGAGTGCCAGAGGCAATCCAAGTAAACAGTTGAGTGCTAATGGCAAAAGTTTCACCTGGATTTGGAATCCCAGTAAGGGTAAGAGTTCCGATGGCCGGAAGAGCAAGACTAGTGAATAACCCTCCTAGATTCACCAAAGGATCACCATACGCTGCAATTCTTTGCTTGTCAGTCGTATCCGTAGAGTCACCGACAAACGATGCCTGTAACGTCACTGTGACAGTGCCATTCAGATGCTGAACTACAGGATGAATCTTCACTCAAATCTCCAGAAGGATAGATGGGGGACCGAAGTCCCCCATCCAGGGTTTATAGCTGAGTCGTAACCGTCAAGGTGACAGAGATCCAGAGCAGGCTGAAGATTGGTTTAACAGTGAAGCTAACATTCAGAGTGGTTGGATCAGAGGGGTCCACTGCGACTACGATGGTGCTGTAGCCTTCGATAACCTGCTCAGCCACCAGAGAGACTAGAGTGGAGCTAACCACTGAAGTGACAGTATTGATGGTGCTGTTGATGAGCTTACGACCAATGAACTGGTTCAGGCTTGAGCGCATCGTCTGGCGAACGTAATCGATCACCAAGCGAGAGGTTGGTTCACGCTTCAAGGGGCTGGAGTTGTCGGTGGTAACCCAGTGGCGGATGATCAGAGCACCTGGGTTCTCCACTAGGCAAGTCAGGCCGCTTGCAGCCATATTGTCCATGGTGGGGTCGTCGTAGCGGGTGATGAGACCCTGGAATCCGACGATTCCCTGGCGAGTCAGGGTGGTGGCCACATCGATTGCCGGGGAGACCATCATGCCAGCCATTGCAGCGGCGATCAGGGATCCATCGACCGTGTAGTTGGTGGCCAGACCGGTGGTGGGGTTGACAAGCTGGAGAATTGCTCCGATGGAAGCGATTCCGATCATGCGCTCACTCTTGAGGCTAGTAGCTAAGCTGATCATGGACGAAGGAGTGTCGCTGAAGCCGTAGCCGTAGACGCTCATTGCTTCTCCACTGTTGCGTGGGGAGGCTTGAGTCAAGAGGAAGCGGCTCAGGTACTGGATAACCGTTGGGCTGGTAGTCAGAACCTGGATCATGCCTGCCTTCTGCTCGTTTCCAGGAACTGGAGCGGCCAGAGTGCTGATGGCGTTGATGTAGGTCTGATCGGCGGCGGTATTCAGGCCAGCCTGTTTGGGAACCTGGAGGCAGGCGAAGATGTTTCCACCATTCTGAGCGAACAAGCTAACTGCCATGGAGAGGCGGTTATCGGGGGTAGGCTGACCATACTGAGCGTAAGCGTTCCCAACGTTGTCAAAGATATTCAGAGCAAAGTCTGAAGCCTTCTTTTCGGTCGTGTAGGAGATGTAGTAGTAATCTCCGACAGAGGGCTCATTTCCAGAGGCGTTGAAGGTAGTCACAACAGCCGTGTTTCCTGCGTTCATTCCGTAGGTGGAGATGACTTCAAGATTCAAACCGTAAACGTTCACGGTTGGAATAACGCTAGTGACGCGAGGAGTTTCCTTGCTGGTGGTGAAGGTGAGGGTGTCACCGGGCTCGAAGTGGTAACGGGGGCTCGGGAGGGACTGGAAGCCATAGAGCGGATCAGCCAGAACATCATCTGGGTTGAGAATGGTGAACTGAATGCCCGTATCGGGGTCCAGGAAGGTCTGATTCAGCCAGCCGGTAGCTCCGACCGCATTGGAACCCACATTGGAACTCAGGGGGGTTGTAGCCCCACCAGTGATGCCAAATCCATCCGTGCTGGCCTGGAGGGAGGTGCGGTTAGAGGTCACGCAGTAGTGAAGAGAGCGAGGAGTAGAAACGGTTGCCGCACCATTGGCGAAGAACTCTGCCGTTCCAGCCGCAGCCGAATTGGTGAGATTGGGGGTTCCGACCGTCTCAGCGAGGATAATTCCAGTCGTTGGAGTGGAAGTCGGGTAGGTGGTGAACAGGTTGAGGACATCCTGAAGGGTGCGAGTGGTCGTATCCAGCTTTTCCGTATAGACGGTCACTGCATTACTGGTTACCGCGATAGCGGCGGAATCTGCCTTGGCCGTGGCTCCGACGAACTGGATGGAGGCCACAGCGTTGGGGCC